TTTGTATTTGAAAGTCTTTCTTTTTCTATAGAAATTTGAACTAATCTTTGGTTAGCTTTTGAAATTGCTACAGCATCTTGAGATTAAATTGCTGATTGAAGTTCTCTTGTTGCTTGAACTTGATCAGATTCTACTCTAGCTTCAAATTCTTTTAGATAACTTTCTTCTATTTTTGGAAATCTTACTTTAACTTCCTCAACTTGTTTTTGTAAACCTTTGGCATATTGTAATGCAGCTCTTTCTCGTCTTTGAGCTTCTCGCATTTTACCTGTAAGTTCATTAATTCTAAATCTTACATCCTTTGAATATGATGCAAGATCATCTGATTTTGATTGAGGCTTAGAATCATTTGACTCTGAAGTATTTGTTTTTTCAGTTTCCTCTTGTACTTGTATTTCAACTTTGTCGTCCTTGTGTTGATTAACAACTGTACCCTCAGGAATAACTTCTTCGTTAATTATTTTAACTTGTCCACTTTCTTTTTTACTTTCTTGGACAACGACATCTTTATCTTCATAACCGTCGGTATCTAACTCAACAGTTTTTTGACTTGGTTTTATTATTTCAGTTTCTGACATTTTAGCTCCTTTTTATCCTCAGTATGTATGCAATATATCCTCTGGATTATTGATTGTTGCGATGATTTCATCATCGTTTAAAATTCGGACTTCTCCGCCATCTATTTTAAAACGGCTGCCTGCATATCTACCAAAAATAATCCATTGATTTTCTTTGCACCACGAACCTAATGGAAACTTTTCTCTGTCTCTATAACAAAGAGGTCCCATTTTTAAAACCAAACCTACAACAGTGGTTTGTTGAATCGTTGATTGTGTTACATCAGAATAAATTATCCCACCTTTAGTTTTTTGTGGACCAGAGTATGGAAGAACAAGTATTCTCCAACCTGTAGGTGTAGGTAATTTTTCAATTATTTTTTCATCAAGAGATGATGAATCAAGATAGAGTTTTTCTATCTCTTCTTTGGTCTTATATGCATTTAGGAGACCGTTTTCTTTCGAATCAGTCTCGGGCGCCTGAGGCGTTGTCGTCGTCATTTAGCTCCTGTTTTTTTAACAAGTCCGTTAGGTCTTGTAGCAGATCATCGAGTGATCTGATTTGCCCTATTATATATTGATATGTGGTAAAATTGTCAACACCTATGATAATTTTATCACACAATAGTAATCTTTTCTCTTTTATTCTTTTTTGAATAAATCTTAAAGTATCATAATCCATATTAAAGCTTAGTAAATCTACCTTTTCTTCTATATTTCTTCCAATTACACACTATATTCCAAGTATTGTCCTTTCCGTCAACTATTTTAATTATATGACCAGTTTCGGTAGATTCTATCCAATGTTGCATATAATCGTTAATTATTATTTTTTTCTTTCTAGGCATATTTTATTTTCACCTTTATCTAATGTTTCAAAATCATAATATTTTAAACATTTAGATACTGCATCCATATCAAATTTTTGGTAATCGTCAAAAACAAATCTTGAATTAATAATACTACGTTCAGCAAAAAATACAGCCTCATTCAAAACGTCTTTTGTCATGTGAGGACCGTCAAAATGAACAAATATAAACGGATTGTATTCTGGATAGCGTCGCATAAATTCTCTATCTGTCATATGATATAATTTAAATTCTTTGTAATCAGATAAATCTTTTTCTAATTGTAATCGCATTTCATTCGTGTAATCAGCAGTATATGAAGGAGAATTATCGTAATGCTGGTAGTTTAAATTTCCATAAGGATCTACTCCAATGTGAGTATAGTTTTTGAGACGGTTTGGTCTCATGCCGTCCATTATAATTTTAGAACCAAGTCCTTCACGAACTCCTATTTCACAAGTTAAAACGTTATCAGATTTTAATTTTAAACTTCTTATCCAATTATCTAATAAATTGTAATCTTGGCTGTCTCCACGAATCATTTAAAATTTTTTTTCTATTTTAACTGTTGGAATATTAATTTGTTCAGAATCTACTTTATTGCAAGAATAAAGCAATAATAAAATAATCAAATATTTCACTATTCAATAACTTTTTTTTCTCTAATAATATGGCCTAAAACAGTACCCTTATGTTCGCCTTCTTTTAATGTGTATCCAGAAGTTCCATTACCATTTATTTCTACTTCTTTACGACTTCTTAATAGAATATTATTTTTTTCTTGAATTTTTTTAGCGATAAAATTATTCGCAATTAAATCTTTTAATCTTTCTATCATTATCCGTTCTCCTGTTCTTTTGGTTGTGGTTTATTAGCCATCGTTCGTGCAACTGATTCCGCGCTGCGCCCTACGACATACCCTCCAAGCCCAATCTGCAAAAGGGTCCACACATCTCCTGGTAATTGTATTGTTATAGAAGCTTTAAAAAAGAATAATATTACTGGTCCTAACACATAATTCCATACAAGAATAAATATTAATACATACATTAATAATGGACGCCAACTTGCTGAGAACCAACCAGCTTTAGCTTCTGCTTCAACAATTTTTGCTGCTGCTTGTAATTCTGCAGTATTAGATTGAAGTAATTGTGTCTGTAATTGTGATTTTAATTTTTCTTGAAGATCTTTATCAGGAACAGATTTTTCAATGGTATTAAATAAAATTTTTGCAAGAGGTGCAACTGCTCCTAACATTTGTAACATTAGAATATGCCTTTAAAAACCTTTTTCTTTACTTGAACATCATATTGACCTTTTGAAGTTCCTCCGTCAATTCCCATTTTATCGTTGTAAGTCATTCCACCGTCTTTCATGCCTTGTGACATTGGACCTTTTTTAGGAGGAGCTCCGTATCTTTTTCCTCCAGATAAACCACCCATTTTCATTCCTGGTGCTTTTTCTTTTTCTTCTTCTTTTCCTACAAATCCACTTAATGGTGCAATTAAAGCTGCTGGATTATTTAATGGGGTTGCTGCAGCTTGTTTTCCGCCACCACCCATTAATTGTGAACCAGCTAAACCTGCTGCTCCACCGATTAATGCAATTTCTAAACCCGTTAATGCTTTAACTGGTTTTTGTTTAATTGGTTTTTTAGGTTTCTGACCTTTTTTAGCTCCGTTCATCATGTGAATTTTTTTGTGCTCATTGCCATTTGTTTATGCATTCGGATTAATCCTCCGTCAGCTTTTTTCATCATTCCACCTTTTTTCTTAATGACACCTCTGCCTTTTAAAATATCTTTCATAGTAACTTTACCGTCACCTGTTAAATCTGGAAAACTTTTTTTCTTCATTTCTCCACCTTCTTTTTTTCCAGCTCTTCTCATTGCACTTGTTGGTGTTTTTTTCGCTTGATCATACATTTTTTCTTCTGCACTTTTAATTTTTATAGAATCCTCAGGCAACGGTTGTATTGGTTTAAATTTATCAGGCATTTTTTACTCCTTTTTCTGCGTAGGTTTTTTTAAATCTTGTTTTAATTTAGCTTCTGCTAAATTTATTCTCTTTTTCCCTAGTTCTTCATTTAAATTAAGTTTGTCCTCTTGTAAAGTCTGCTGAGCACTAAACTTATTACGTTCAAAATTCATTTTTTTAGCCTCTTCGACTGCTTTTCTTTGTATATCCATAGCTTTTAGGTCTAATTCACGTTGTTTTAAACCAATTAATGGATCTTGTCCCTTTTGAGCATCAAATTGTGTCTCCATTTGAGCTAATTCTTGTGTCATTTTTGCTTGTCTCTTCGCTACTTCACTGTCAAATTCAATTGCAAAGGCATCTTCATCACTTTGTTGAAGTTGTAGCATAGCTGGATCATTTTGAAAGTCAGCTAAAACTTGTTGTTTAATTTTCAAACTTACATGTTCCATTAAATGACCTTGTAATAATGCATACACTTGAGGATTAATCTGCACCATTCTGCTCATCATGAATGCCATATGTGTTGCAATGTGTGCATCATGATCTTGTTGAGGAAATGCTTTAGGTAAAACCATTTGTAATGCTCCTGTATTTTCAATCGCTGGGTCTAATGGTCGTGGTGGCTCTGGTGGTGGTTTTAAAATTCCATTAATATTTTTAACTCCAAGTGCCTCGTACATGCGCCTGTATGCTTCATGAATATTATGCATTTGTGGATTTGTTTGTGCTAATTGTAATTCAGCTTGAGCAACTTGAATTCGTTGTGTCATAGAAAATATATCAGGATCTGCTACTGGTATAACATCTACTTTTTTATCAAAGTCTTGAGCTTTAATTGTTCTCTCACCGCCGTACACATCGTAAGGATATTCTGGTGGTAAATAATCTGCAAACACTTGTGCAAGAATTTTAAATTCTTGTTTCATTGCATAGTAACATCGTTTATGAATTGCGGACATCACTTTTGATCCACGTTCTAATAATGCCATAGTTGTACCAACAGGTGCTTGTTGGCTCATATCTCCAACTTGCATATCAGCAATTGAAGCAAATCTTTTTCCAGACTCAACGCAATAATTTAATAAATTAAATAATGTTGCACTTGGTTCTTTAAACGGAAGTAATTGAAACTGATCCTTAATGTTTCCACCAGGAGCATCTACATCTCTAAATTCACCTGGTTGTAATGGTTCAGAATCATCTCTTATTCTCATTCCTCTAGATTTAAATCCAGCAGGTAAATTTGATAATGTTCCTGCATCAAGTAATTGTCTTAAGGCTGAGGTAGCAGTTCTGGATAAACCACCTATCATATGAATTAAACCAAAACCGTAAAAACCTAAACCTGGTAAAAATTTAAAGTGAACAAAATAATTTTTTCTTTTTTTAATTGGATCATCTGGATTATAATTTCTATAAATAGATAAT